TAAGATAGAAGCCATGCCAACTAATGGTAATGATAGCCTATTTCAAGAAGCTTCACAACTTAACACTGAGCAGATATGTTTTGCTCACACAATAGATCCTATCTTAATGGGAGTACGTACTACAGGATCATTAGGTGGTGGTGCAGATATTAAGCAGGCATATGTGATCTTTGAAAAGAATGTAGTAATGGAGCTAAGGGGATGTGTTGAGCATATTTTCAACGAGTTATTAACAATCTCTAAGATACCTGCTGATTTCACTATTAATAACTTTCAGGTAATAGATGAGTCTATAGTAGAGCTAGAGGGTGATGCTTCTAGAATAAACAATCTAATAAGTGCTATGCATCCTACCGTTGCTCAGAAGATACTTGACAATATGACACCAAACGAGATAAGAGCTCTAGCTGATTTACCTGCCATTGAAACAACTCCTATAACACCTACTGTATAATGCTATATTTCATAACAGAAACTTACTTAAAAGTAAACACACCTATTACGGCCAATGTAGACGTAACAGATGTAACACCATACATAGCTACTCAGGCAGCACTAAGAGTACAGCCTATATTAGGCACTACGTTCTATAACTATATGCTAGCTCAGTATAATGCTCAGACACTTAACCCTGATGAGGTAGATCTAGTAGAGTTTATACAGCCAGTGATAGCTTGGAGAAGTGCTGAGGATGCTGTTTTCGGATTAACCTACCAACTTAAGAACAAAGGACTTCAGACTCAGTCAGGTGATTACTCAGCTAGTGTATCTCGGAGTGAGGTAGCTTTTGGTATGGAACACTACGCTCAAAAGGCATCATTCTTTGAGAAGAGATTAATCAGATGGCTGCTAGTTAATAGGAATTTATTTCCTCAGTTCATATCTACCACTAACCAGGATACAGATCTTAGGCCTATGTTCAATAACTGCAGCTGCATTAACCAATACCAAACAACTTGCTTAGGCACCTGTGGCACTTTCAGAGAAAACGGATACAATAACTCTATTCTTATACTCTAATGAAACTACAGTTAGCCATTCTTTTATCCTCAATTCAAAAATACATTATTCAACTTTTAGCAGTGGTATCAGCTTTCTTTTTACCAATATCAGGTATATTATTTTTAATTGGTTTTGCTATCTTAATGGACACTATTACAGGTATTTGGAAGGCTAAGAAATTAAAGCTACCCATCACATCTCGCAAGCTTTCAGCTATAGTGTCTAAGTTATTTTTATATGAGGTAGCAGTGATTGGCTTCTACCTGATAGATAAGTTTATTCTTAATGATATTATTCTGCAATTTTTCTCAGTGCCTTTAATGCTCACAAAAATTTTATCTTTAGTACTTTGTAGTATAGAAGTTATATCAATCTCAGAAAATTACAAGGCTGTAAAAGGCATAGATATATGGTCAGCATTTAAGAATTTATTACAGCGTTCAAAAGAAATTAAACAAGACATAGATGGAGTTAGATATAACAAAGATAATACAACACCGATTATCTAAGGATCAATACGTAGATGAGCTTACTGACAAAAAGCAAATCTATTTGCACCATACAGCAGGAGGACCAGATGCTTTATCAGTAGCTAAGTATTTTAATACTAAACCTGAGAGAGTTGCCACTGCATTTATAATTGGTGCAAGAGGTACAATCGTGCAATGCTTTAGCTCTAAAAATTGGGCTTATCACCTGGGATTAAAACAGGAAGTTTTTGAAGAGGCAGGAGTATCATACAAGAGCTTAGATAAAATATCAGTAGGTATAGAGATATGCAACTATGGCCCATTAACTAAAAAGAACGGTTACTACTATAATTATGTAGGTGGCAAAGTAGACTACACTGAGGTAACTATCTTAGATCAAAAGTACAAAGGGTATATCTATTGGCAGAAGTATACAGATGCACAAATAGAGAGCACTAGACAGCTTCTAGTGTACTTATGTGATCAGTATAATATCCCTAGAGATTACTTTGCTACCATCTTTGATATAGACAAAAGAGCTTTGAAAGGAGAAAGTGGTATATTTACCCACAATTCAGTGCGAAAGGATAAGAGTGATATCTATCCCTGCCCTAGAATGATAACAATGTTAGAGAGCTTATGAGAGACTTACTACCACTTTTAATACTATCCCTACTATTTAGCTGTTCAGACGCTAAGAAAGCACAATACCACTATAAGAAGGCTGTTAAGTTTGGTCTAGAGTTAGTGGAGGATAGTGACACCATTAGAATTATCTCAGTAGATAGCTTTGCAGTGATACGTAATGATACGATTAGATACGAAAAGATAATAACCACAAAAGATACTATCATCAATTTTAAGAATGTTTACCTTCCTAAGACCAGGTGGCAAACTAAAATAGAGTATCGGTACAAAACTCAGATATTAAAGCAGGATGTACTCAAATACAAATACATCTACAAAACTGAAAAAAAGCAAAAAGCAAAAACTAATTGGATGCTTCTAGTATGGGGCTTTATTATAGGAGTACTCCTGTCATTCGTTACTAGACTATTACTTAAACTTTATTTATGATCAAACATTCTAAGAATGTGCATGAGCTTATCATTGATAATCTTTATGCACGTATTGCTATGCTCTCAGATTTGCACTGGGATAACCCTCACTGTGATAGGGATATGTTAAAGAGACACCTAGACTATTGTTTGGAGGAAGATATACCTGTAATGATTAACGGTGATATGTTTTGCTTAATGCAAGGTAGAGGAGATAACAGACGTAACAAGTCAGATATAAGACCTGAGCACAATAACGCTAAGTACTTAGATAGTATAGTAGAGACTGCAGTAGATTGGTTCGTGCCCTATGCTCACATCATTAAATTGGTAGGTTATGGCAACCACGAAACTGCTATAATTAAATTTCAAGAAACTGATATACTGCAGAGATTTGTGGACCTTCTAAACTATAAGGCAGGATCTAATATTCAAACAGGTGGCTATGGTGGATGGTTAGTTATTAAGCAAAATTCAGGATGGGGATCTAAATACTCTACTAAGGTAAAGTACTTCCATGGCTCAGGTGGTGGTGGTATAGTTACTAAAGGTGCTATCAATTTAACCAGGGCTTTAGAGCTTTATGAAGGCTTTGAAGTTTTTTCTATGGGCCACATACATGAGAATAGCTGCAGAAATGATGTAAGGGATACAGTAGAGCAATCTCCTAAGACAGGATACTACTTAAAGCAAAAGCATCTACACCTCATGCTAACAGGCACCTACAAAGAAGAGTATGGAGATGGTTCGCAAGGGTGGCACGTAGAGAGAGGTGCTCCCATTAAGCCATTAGGAGGTAGGATACTTACTATAAAATTATTGAGGGCCACTACAGGTGAAAGATTAGTGACAAAATATATTGATAGTCACAAATTTAATTTGTAATTTTTTACATATATTTGCACCAGGTCTCGTATTAGAGACTCATAGCCCCCTATATCTTTGGTTAGTTTGGTAGGGGGTTATTTTTTTGCCAAGATTTGTGACGGTTATAGCCAACATAATAGCTAGAATAGTGGCATAATGTATAATATAGCTAACATATTAACCCTATTACTTATGTTCAAATTATTGCATTTTCTATACATGATAGGCTTATATGTTCATATTTCTTATTTAGAATGATTATTGATAACGATAAAGTTGTATACAATTAAATGTTTGTTCGTATATTTGTCCATAACCAATTAAAACTAACCAATGAACAAAGAACAAATGACAGCAATTATCCTCCTCTATTCAATAGAGTTGAGAGATGAGTACAATGAAATGGTCAGAGCATTCGGACATACAGATCCTGCAGCTCAAAGACTACAAACTAAGTATGCAACTGTATTAGTATTAATCGAAAAACTAGGACTAGATGAGAACTATTGATTTTATCCAGGGCTTAGCAGCCTTGACACTCTTTTTAGTAGGAATGTATATATCCTGTGCACTATGAGTTACGAACTTGACTACATACGCAAGGGATACCTTAACGTATGGTGGGATTCTGAAGATGGAGGTATAATTTACACTGCTGAGTTTAGATGCTACTTTGTTGAGGAGGGTGTCTATGAGGCTCTGCTAGTAGATAGCTACCTAACTACCACTAACTATAAACTAACCTATCCCTTAACTAGCAAAGAGCTAGAAGAGACAAGCCTACTTATAGAAGAGTGGGCATATTTTAACCCTGAAAGTATCTAAA